AGTAAATACCATAATGGATAATATAAACTCTTATGATGGAACAACTAATGGGCAGAAAGAGGTGATATAATTGAAGAAAACAAGAGAAGAAATAGAAGAACTAAATCCAACACAGATATGGCAAGAATATGAAAAAGGAGTAGATTATAATAGATCAAAAGATTTATATTCAAAATCAAATAGAAACCATAAGTTTTTCTATGGTGAACAATGGGATGGATGCAATAGCGGAGATATAAAACCAATTACGCTAAACGTAATAAAACCGATAGTAAAATTTAAACTTGGAAATATATATCAAAATAGTTATGCAGTAGTATTCAATCCAAATGGTAATTTTACAAATGTAGATGACGTAGTAAGAGTACAAAAACTCTGTGATAAGTTATCTGAAAATGCCGATAGAATATGGGAAGAAGAACAAATAGATGATATAGTAAGAAGTGTAGTAAAAGATAGTTGTATAGATGCAGAAGGTATAATGTATAGTTATTATGATGAAGAAGAAAACAAAATAAAATCTGAGCTAGTAGATAAAGTAAATATATACTATGGAGATGAAACTAATCCAAATATACAAGAGCAACCATATATCATAATTTCATTTAGAAAGTCAGTAAATAGTGTAAAAGAAGAAGCAAGAGCAAATGGTATGTCAGAGGAAGAAATAGACTTAATTGTAGCAGACAATGAAGTAGAAGAACAAGCAGGCTATGATGGAACAAATCAAGAAATATGTGATATGTGTCTTGTATTATTAAAGCTATATAAAAAAGATGGTATTGTACATAGTAAAAAATGCACTAAATATGCAACTATACAGGAAGAAAAGCCTAATGGTATGACATTATATCCAGTGTGCCATATGATATGGGAAGATAGAAAAGGATCAGCAAGAGGAAATGGAGATGTAGAGGCAAATATACCAAACCAAATAGAGATAAATAAGACAGCTACAAGAAGAGCAATATCTGTAAAACTAGGTGCATATTCGAAACTTGCGGTAAATACTAAGTATATAAAAAATCCTGATGCACTTAATAAAATAGGCGCAGTAGTAAAATTTGATGGTGCAGAATTAGATGATGTAAGAAAAGCTATTACATATCTTACTGGTACAAGCATGAGTGCAGATAGCAAATACTTACAAGATGAACTTATAAAGTATACACAAGATTTGGCAGGTGCAGGAGATAATGCAACAGGTGTTGCTAATTTGTCAAACACAAGTGGTAAAGCAGTACTTGCAATACAGCAAGCCACACAGCAACCACTTAATGAACAGTTAAACAAGTTTAGAACATTTTTAGAAGATTTAGCAAGAATATATTTTGATATGTGGAAAACATATATGGTAGATGGTATGGAAATATTAACTAAGCAAAAAGTACCAGTACAAGATGAACTTGGAAATATAAAAGAAGAAGAAATCTTAGTACCAGATAGAATATCTAATGAAGAGTTAGAAAAATTAAAAGCTACAATAAAGATAGATATAACACCAAAGAGTCCATATGATAGATTTGCAGTAGAACAAAGCTTGGAGCAACTACTTAGTGCGCAAATGATAACATTTGAAGAATATGTTGAAGCCCTACCTTTAGATAGTGTAATGGATAAAACAAGACTGCAAATGATTATTAAAAGGAGAGAAGAGGATAAAAGGCAAATACAAGCAATGCAACAGAAAGCACAAGAACAAATGCAGATGATACAATCAGAATTACAAGCAAGAGAAATAAATACAGATATAGAAAATATATCTAAAATGGGTAATGATGAATTAAATGGAATGCTGAACAGTTTACCTCCTAAGGAGGTGTATAGTAATGAACTGTAATAACTGTAATATAGAAATGCAAGTACTAAAAGTAGAGAATAAGATTTTTACTTTTAAGTGTAAAAAATGTGGAAAAGAAATAACAAAAACAGAAGAAGAACTCAATACACAATATAAGTTAAAAAATAAAGGTAAATAGGCAATATAGACTAAATTATTAATCTATATTGCTTTTTATATGTCCAAAGCATGTGTAAGACATTAAACTGCTATCAAGGATAAATAGTCAGGCATGACTTTAAACAAGGAGGACTTTATGGAAGATAAAGAAAAAGAAGTAACAGAAATTGTTACAGAAGAAAATGAAGAAATTCTACAAGATAGTGAAAATGTAGAATTAGAAGAATTTACAGATACAGAGGAAGAAAAGGAACCAACTTCCGAAGAGGATGTAAAAGAAAAGCTTTATACCAAAGCTGAAATGGATGCAGAAGTTGAAAGAATAGCAAAAGAAAGGGAAAGCAGAGCTTATAAAAAATCAGAAATGAAAGCTCAAAAAGAAATTGGAAAATATAAAGAACTTTTCGATACGTTAAAAGTAGGTATGGGAAAAGATAACCTTGATGATATATCTAGTTCTTTAAAGAACTTTTATAAGGAGCAAGGAATAGATATACCAGAGAAAAATAATAGTTTATCTGAAAAAGAGGAAACTATACTAGCCAAAGCATATGCTAAGGAGATTATAGAACTTGGAGAAGATGAAATAAATGAAGTGGCAAGTTCTATATATAATAAACCATTAAACCAAAGAACAATACGCGATAAAGTATTATTTAATGAACTTGGTGAGTATATGATGAATAAAAAAGCAGAAAATGATTTAAAGAGTAAGGGAATTAACACAGAAGTATTACAAGATGCAGAATTTAAAAATTTTGCCTCTAAATTTAGTTCATCTACTGCTTTATCAGAAATATATGATATGTACTCTAAACTTAGTGGTAGCAAAGAAACAGAAAAAAAGACACCACCAGCAAGTACAGGTAGCGTAAGAAATACTGCTAAAACTACTGATAAGTATAGAGAAGACTATACACCAGAAGAAGTAAGTTTACTGTCATCAAAAGACTTAGATGATCCAAAACTTATGAGAGCAGTTGAAAAATCTATGGAAAAATGGAAAACTAAATAAAACCATACCTGCTTTTACTTGCCAAAAGTAAAAGGGGGAATTTAAAATGGCAATAACAAATTTTCAAAGAACAGTTTGGAGTAAAAAGATACAAACTGCATTAGAAACTGTAACAGGTTTAAAAAATCACTCAGATTATCAATTTGAGGGTGAAATAAAATACGCAAAAGAAGTAAAAATATTAGGTGTAAATAGACCTACAATTAGAACTTATGTACCAGGTACTGCGCTTACTAGAGAACAAGCAACAGATAGTTCTCAATTACTAAAAATAGACCAATTCAAATATTTTGACTATGAAGTAGAAGACATAGATCAAGCACAATCTAATCCAGGTCTTATGAATGCTTTAGCAGAAGAAGCAGGAAAAGGACTTGCAGAAGAGGCTGATAAATATATAGCTAAAATCGTAAAAGATGGTGTTGATGATGGTACAATAGCATCTGCAGAAGCAAATATAACAAAAGCGAATGCTATATCAACTCTTGAAGATGGTTTAGCAGTGTTATATACAAATAATGTAAAAACTACAGATGAATTACATTTTGAAGTAGCACCAAAAACATTTACTTTAATTAGACAATCTTTAACAGAATTATTTACAGAAAATGTAGAGATGTCTAAAAAAGGTTATGTTGGTAGATATGGTAATGCTTTAATATCTGTTGAAAATAATTTACCTGAAACTGAGGAAGGTAAGAAGATACATATACTTAGAACTAAGAAAGCAATTGCTTATGCAGGTCAAATAGATAAAACAGAAGCATATAGACCACATGATGCTTTCCAAGACGCACTAAAAGCATTATTTGTATTTGGTGCAAAGGTTGTAAGACCAAAAGAAATATACTGTATAAAAGTCTAAGAGAAGTCATAATATTTTTACTAATGTCATAGGGAGCTTAGGCTCCCACTTTTTTTATATGGACAAATATGGGGAGTAACCTATTATGTCAGAGGGGGAATTTAAAATGTTAAAAAAACAAGAAAAAGTAGAAAAATTTATAATAGCACCAAGTACACATTTATTCTTTGGTGTAACAGTAGATAAAAATACTGATATAGAAGATGAGATTATATTACCAGATAATGCAGGCAAAATACATCAAAAAATAAAAGATTTAGTGCTTATAACAGAAGTAGAAAGAACAACTAATGAGTGTAGTATAGAAACAGAGGAAGATACAAAATTAAGTCAAAAATTAGTAGATGGTATGAAATTAATATGGGGAGAAGATACAGGATATGTTATTCCACCATATAAGATGAGAACAGTAGAAGAGGCAATAGAAGATTTAGAGTCTATAAAAGGAGTGTAGAAATATGACTTTAGAAGAAAATATAAAGATTGTATTAAGTCTTATAGATGAGTATGCACCAGAGAGTACAGAACTATTTACTGAAGATGAAGATATTCAAAATAAGATAAAGAATTTATATAATCAACCATATCAAGAACTATCACAAATAAAGAAAATAAGAAAGATAAAGAATATAAATAAGATCACGTCTACAAAAGAACATTACTCAGCATATTCATTACCTGCAGATATGTATCAACTAAAAGCAGTAATTACATTAGATAGTAATACAAATAAATTAGTTGATGGCGATTTTTATATCATAGAAACAGAAAAGAAAATATATATAAATGATAGTTCAGAGTCAATATATAAAATAGAGTATTACGCATATCCATCATTTATCAATGAAGAAACAGAAAATGATTTTGAACTTGAATTGGATCAAGACGTACAAAATATTTTACCATATAAAGTAGCAGATAATTTACTTAAATCAGATCCTAGTGCAGATTATACGGCATTTAGGCAAGCATATGAAGAGGCAATAAATAAACTTGATACAAGAACAATGCTACCATCAATTACTATAAGTGGTGGATATGATATATAAGGAGAGGAGGAGAAATAATGCTTACTCCAATAAAAAGAATATATAGCAGTTTTGCAGGTGTAGACTTAACTAACGACCCTGCAAAAGTACAGTTAAATAGGAGCCCATATTGTGTGAATATGTATAAGAATTATGAAAGCACACAGGGGGAATGTGTAGAAACAAGACCAGGATTAAAACTATTAAATACTTTTGAAGAAAAAATAAATGGAATTTATATTTTTGATATAAGCAATGTAAAAAGAGCTATAGTTCATGTTGGTACTAAATTATATAATTGGCACAGTTTTCCCGCATCGGAAAATAGTATACTTTTATATTCTGATATGAATAATGCTAAAAGCTCTATGGTAGTATTTGAGGATAAACTTTATATAAATGATGGTAAAAATTATCTTGTATATGATGGTACTAGTATAAAGGAAGTAAAAGAAGAAGCATTTGTACCTACTACAACAATAAGTAGATTAGCAACAAGTGGTGGAACTATTTATCAAGCAGTAAATGTGCTTACTCCTAAGAGAAAGAATAGTTTTGTAGCAGATGGAGAAAGTAAAGAGTATTACCTAGATACAGTACTGTTAGATGAGGCTGATGTAACAGTATATATAAATGATATTTTAGTTGATAGTAGTAAGTATAGTGTAAATCGTGGTACAGGTTGTATAACGTTTACAGAGGCACCTTCTAAACCTTTAACAGATGGGCAAGACAATGTAATAATAGAATTTGAGAAAACTGGTATAGATTATAATACAAGAATATCAAATTGTAATAGAAGTTTAGTATTTGATAATAGAATATTCTTTACAGGAAATCCACAGTTTAAAAATGCAATATTTCACTGCGAACTACAAAATCCAGCATATATATCAGATTTAGCTTATTATCAAGATGGAACAAGTGATAGTGCTATAAAAGATTTTACAATAGGTAATAATTTATTATGGGTATTTAAAGAAGATTCACAGCAATTAGACACTATATTTTATCATATACCAACAATAGATAATGATTATGGGAAAATATATCCTAGTAAACAAGGTAATGTATCTCAAGGGTGTGTAAGTAGATGTATTAACTTTAGTGATGATATTATATTTGCTTCTAAAAATGGACTTGAGGGTATAGTGGGGAATATATTAGAAGAGCAGATAACAAGTCATAGAAGTAGTTTAATAGACGCAAAATTTATAAATGAGAATAACTATACAGATATAGAATTTGCTGAGTGGAATGGTTATTTACTTTGTTTAGTAGATGGAAAGATATATCTTGCAGATAGTAGACAAAAATATAGCTCATTTAACAGTTATGAATATGAGTGGTATTACTGGGAATTTAGCAACTTAAATGATAAGATAGTACTTTTAAAAGAATATGAAGGAACCTTGATATTTGTTTCTCATGATAGATATTTTGTTAATAAAATAGCGGATTACTTTCTGGAACTAATGATAATGGAAGTATAATATATTCTTGCTGGACTACACCAAATGACTTATTTGGTAATCCTAATCATTTGAAAACAACAAATAAACGAGGTGGGATAGCAAAAATTAAGACGATTCAAAATAGTTTAATGAAAGTATCTGTTGAAACGAATAAAAAAGATGAAAAGCTTGTTAAAACATTTGTTGGAACAGGCTTTGATTTTAATTGTATAGATTTTAGTGCTTTTTCTTTTGCAACTAAAAATAATTCAT